GCTCTGGTTCCTGTCCGGTAAATGTCAACGAATAACCATTCAAATCAGAAAAGCTAGTACCTGTCTGGCCTTGTCCACCACTCAATGACAATCCACGAGTTTGTCCTAACAAGAAGAATACGCCAACACCATCTTCTGAACCATTGTTGGTTTCAACAACCATTCTGATATCAGGGTTTTTAGCAAGTACTCTAACTTTGTTACGAGTCTCAGATTGAAGTTTGTGGAAGGGCGCGTTAACGGTTTGTTCGTAGAAGATAGTTCCGTTTTCTACATTTGAGTTAATCGCCTCGGTGAAGTCACCTGTCTGACGAGTTAGTTCAAATTTGTAGAAAGTACCAGAACCACTAATACTATCAATCAAACCAGTTGTACCGCCTGTTGAACTAATAGAGCCAGACAAGATGTATAGGTTCTTTAAACCACCTGTGTTGTCACGACAACCAAGTGTAAATCCTGATGTAATATCACATGAACTCATAATCTTATCTCCTTTATTTTATTCAACAATTAGGCTTGGTTGTTAGATACCCAGAACTCAGGGTAAGCAATGTTAACACCCAACTTGGTAACAACTCTGTGCTTCAACTTATCGTCATTGATATCATACCAGAGCTGGAAATTTGATACATCAGACAACAAATCAGTACCAACTACGATGTGCTTGGCAGGTCCGAGAACCATGCGGTTAGAACCTTGCAAACCGATAGTACCTACGATAGTTACATTAGGAGTGAATGGGTGCTTCATAGCCATGAAGTTAACACGATTTTCAACACCTGCAGGGTCGTAGTAGTAGTTGTTTTCGTTACGCAACCAAGTTACATACTTGCGGAAGTTAGTGATTGACATAAATACAGTCAAGTCTTCGCGGTCTTGTACATCAGCAGCCAAGTTTTCAATCATTACATCGATGTCGTCACCGATAGTAGTTGAAGTTGGAGCAGAACCTGTGATAGCGTCAGGAACAACAACACCAGTAGTCTCAGAAGAGATGATGAAGTTCAAACCATTAACACAATCGCCAGATGCAGTAGAAGCACCCCAAATGAATTGGTCGTTAGCCTTCTGGAAACCTTTTACGATTTGCTCAGAGTACTCTTGTACCAAAGTGAATGACTCATTGTAAGAGCCCTCTGGCTGCATTACACCTAAGTATTTAGTGTCTAATTCACGAAGACACAAGCCATCGTGGCTAGAACGCTGACAAACTTCAATATCTCTTTGAGTCATTGAAGCAGTACCAGCTAATGAAGTTACACAACCGCGACCATCTACGATGTCAAGGTCAACTTCGAATAAATTAATTGGTTCTTTATACTTTACGCCTTCTTTTACTGTAGCGTACTCGATAGTAGAACCTTCCATGATAGCCTTTACGAACAACTCACCAGCGGTTTCGTTGTTAAAGTTGGCTAAAGTAGAAACATCAAATGCCATAATTTTACCTCTTTTAAATTAAGTTTTACTTTTTGTTTTTCAAGGAGATGAATTTCTCTACCAACGCAGAATTGCGAGCAGGAGCAATATCACTCTTGAATTTAGTGGTGCTAGACTTTCTAGCGTTTGTTTTCTCAGTTGCAGGAGCAGATGCGAAAGATTCGAACTTAGATTCTAATTTCTTCATTCTCTCTTCCATTTCTTTCATCATTTCACCGACAACTTCGGTAACTGCTTCAGCTACTGCAGCAACTACTTCTTCTGAAATAGCTTCTTCAACAACATCTGCAACTTCACCAGCAACTTCTTCAGCTACAACTTCTGCAACTGCCTCAACTGGCTCTTCCATCATTTCCTTATCTTCATGCTCTTCAGCAGCAACTTCCTCAGAAGGAAGTTCCTCAGATGGAGTTTCTTTGATTGCTTCGATTTTACCGTCTGCAGTTACAATTGTGATACCACCCTCAAGTGCGTGTTCGCCATCTGGTGCGGGAACATTACCATCAGCAGTCACAACAAAAACAGCAAGACCTTGAGCCAACTCTTCACCTTCGTAGGTAAGAGTCAACTGACCATCAGCAGTCATAATTTCTCCAAAAGATTCTTTAGCAGGAGCATCAACTAAGTTGAAGTGCTTCTTTACTAATTCTTTCATTGAACTCATAGGTCAATCCTTTTTTATTAGTTGTTAAACATCTGAACACGAACGAACCCACTCACCTTATGTTTTCCGCAGAAGTCCATCTCGGTATTTGGCATCTCGTTCACCATTCTTTTATATAAATATGTTAAACTTTAGTTTTGTTTAAAAGTTCGTCAATAAAGAAACCCTCTACTGAAAAACCTTTAACCATACCTGATTTAACATAGTTGTCCCAAATTTCCTTGTTC